ATCTCTTCTAATAGACTGTATAAAGTCCTTTGCTCTATTAGAAACTTCATAAGTTTTACCTTCAATTGTAAACCTTCTAGGTTTTTCTCCATTCTTAGTACCTGCTTTGCCCATAAAAGCAACATATTGTTCAGGAAATATATCACATCTTTTTCTATGAGATGTTAAGTTCTCTTCACCCCATAAAGTTTGTATTGTGCCCGTTCTTTTTGTTTGTTTCTTTGATAAATTTGCTCTCTCTAAAGTTCTTTGAGTGATATATTGAGGAATTAATTCTATTATTTTTTTATCATAAAAAGATTTTTTGATTTTATATTTTTCAAAATAGTTAAATGCCCTTTTCTCTTCATCAAAGATTTCTTTTTCGTCTGTTACAATAACACCTATGAGTTTAAAGTTTAAATTTGAACCTTCGTGTGTGCTACGTCTATAGTCTATATCTTTAGCACAACCTATTCTTACATAAATTTCAGCACTTCCAAAATAAACACCACTTTTTTTCATAATATATACCTTATTTGAATTTACAATTTGCCATCATCTCAGTAAGACAAGCAACCATATTAATTTCTTGGTCTGCAACAAATGCCGACTTATACTGATAACCAGCAAGTATTAATATTGCTTGAGGTATTGATTTAGCATCTAAACTCTTTTCTAGATTATCATAGATACTTCTAAACAATTGTGTGGGTTCTTTGTCAATATTTGTAACAACCCACTTTCTCATATCATTATACCTTTTCTCTTTTATAGATAATATTAGTTGCTTAATATTAACTTCAGATAAATTGTAAAGTATACCACTGTCAATTTTACCTCTAACAGAATATCTTTGCAATTCATTTATAGTTCTTCTAAAATCAGGAAAGTATTTCATTATTAATTCTGATAATACTTTATTATCAAAATCTATATCTTCACCTTTTAAGATAATAGATAATCTTTTCATAAATTCAACTGCAAGTATTTTCTTTTGCCCATTTACAATTTTAAAATCTACTACTGTACAACGACTGTGTAAAGCAGGTAGTATTTTGTTTTTGTAATTACAAGTAAAAATAAATCTACAATTTTTATGATATGTTTCAATAAAGTTTCTTAATGCTGGTTGCACTGATTCTGGATTCATATAATCTGCTTCATCTATAATAACAATCTTATGATTGCTATCACTATTTAATGATACAGTTGATGCAAAGTCTTTTATCTTATTTCTTAATACATCAATTTGTCTGCCCTCATCAGAACCATTTATGATTATGTAATCACATTTTAATTCTTCACACAATGCTCTTGCTACTGTAGTTTTACCAGTACCAGCACTACCAGATAATAGTAAGTTTGGTATCTCACCTTTTTTAGAAAACTTTGAAAACGTATCTGCTAAATCTTTTGTTAGTATGCAGTCCTGTATTGTTTTAGGTCGATACTTTTCGACCCATAAAAATTCTTCCATAATATAAACCTCAAATTAATTAAAAATACTATCATTTTCTACTGCAATCCAATATTGTATTTGTCTAGTTCTACCAATAAAGTGTGCTAAACCTTTTTGTGAGATTGCTACATCATAGTCATCTTCTATTTGTTTAAAGTTTTCCATTCTAAAATATACAGTAAAGTTTTTATCTGTATCACCTAACTTTATAGAAAATTGATTAGATGATGCATTCTTTTTATCAGATGCAATTATAGTCATTTTACCTTCAGCACCTTTTAATGCTATGTCAGGTAATGCTAAAGAGTTAGCACCTTTCATTAATTTTTCGAACTTCTCTTTTATTAATTGAAAAGTAACATATCTATCTGGTAATTCTATTGTTTTAGATGGTGTTACTAATACTGATTCAGGTGAAAAGAAATATTTAATTGATTGTTTATTTTTTTCATCATTAACAGTAACATATTGACCACCATTAAACTTTAGTTCAGGTTTCTCAAATAGTTCTATTGAACGAAGAAACTCTGGTAATTTATATATACCAAATTCTTGTTCAAAGTTCTCATCAATTGTTGCTTCTGCTAAAACATTCTTCAACGTAGATATTGTACGAATTGTTTTACCTGGTTTTACTAAAATGTTCTCATTAATCTCAGAAAAGTTTTTGAGAACAGAAAGTGTTTGGTTACTTACCTTCATCTTCACTCCTATCATAATTTATTAATAATGTAATGTAATGTATTGCTTTGAATAAATCCATTTTATTGTTACCATGTTTTTTACCATAACGACACACATATTTGATAGCATTTGCTTGAGCAAATTCACGACCAATATTCAGTTCTTTAAATATGTCTTGAATTTGAAACCCACTACCACTATCAGAGTAGTGTTGGTTATAAGTTGATTTAATATAACTTATTACTTCGTTTAATGTTTTATCTTCATTGTATTTCATAATTTACTCACTATATAACAAAATTACTATTATGTCAAGTCTATAATGTAATCTTTTAATAAATCACATGCATCATTAAATGCAACGGGTTTAAAAACTATTTTATTATCAGATGAAACATTGTTCTTATATGATAATTGATATTGAACAACATATCTATCTGTAACACCATTTAAATTATAACCTCTATGAAATCTACCTAAATTTACAAGAGTAGGATGTTGTGTATCATATTTAGATTCACATATAAAATTACATTTGTTTTCATCTACACTTTGATAAGTGTGTTTTAAAAAGTCGTTATGATACAAATTATCTTCTTTTTTTGTAAATGCTCCTACATCTGTTACATTAGATTGGTCAAATACCTTTATATTAATATCTTTGTAATCTTTAATATCAAAAAATTGCAAACAACTAGAATTATCTCCATAATTAAAGTTCAATGACGTTCCTTCACCATGAGTTTTTTCATCAAGCATAGGCATATCATTGTGTATTCTCATAAATGTATTTTTACCTGTTTTTAGGTAGACAACAAAATATACAGTGATGTTATCAATTGATTCTATAAACCTTAACACAGTTTTGTGTTTTGCTAATTCTTTTTTCTTAATTAGATAACCAATTCCAGATTCATAACACAAGTAATTTGTTTTACTGAACTCTGGTTTATCAGCAGTAAATGGTAATTTTAAATATCTGTAGCAATTTTGTTTCATATATTCAATATTTTGGAGCATGTGCCAGGTATCGCACCTAGTTCTTTAGATTGGACATCTAATGTAATACTTTTATACTACACATGCATATAGAATCACTATACAGGTTTTATTTAATTTGTCAAGTCTATCCAGTTGCGTTGGTATATAACTTCTTGAAATTAACATAACCTACCTTGTTACTATTCTTATCATAAGACACTGCTTCAGTAAGATTATTTTCCCTATTGAACTTTGCTCTTGCTGATGACTTATTTGCAATATCCATAAGATAAGACCAATCTCCCGTCTTCTCTGCATATGAAATATCGTAATTCTTCATAGTTGATACGGACTTATTGGTTGAACCACTCCAGTACCTTGAATTGTCTTCTGAAGACTTAAACTTTCTCATTTTATTTGACATATTGTGTATCCTTTTTATTATTTAACGAATCAGTATACTATTATAATAACATATCCTGCTAGGAAGTCAAGTAAAAAGGTGGGTGACCTAAGAAAAGGTCACCCTTTTAGACTATTTTATTGCAATAGTCTTTGGTTTCTTGTGTTCTGGTACAATTCTTTCTAATGAAACAGTCAATAAACCGTCTTTTAGTTCAGCACCTAACACTTCTACATCATCAGCGATTGTGAATTGTCTTTCAAAGTATCTCTTTGAAATTCCTTGATGTATAACTTCTTGCTTTTCAGCAGATGATTCTTTGATGGATTTAACTACTAAAGTGTTTTCTTCTACTTTAACTTCTATATCCTTCTTTGAATATCCTGCTAACGCAAGTTGAATATTGTAATTATTTTCAGAAACCTTTACAATATCATATGGTGGGTAAGTTTGTTTGTAAGAACCTCGTAATATATTCTCGTCAAACATCTTTCCAAAGTCTTCAAAAATGTCATCAAATCCTACTGTTACTGGTCTTAATTGATTGAATATGCTTAATGCGTTTGTCATATAAACCTCCTTATTTAAGCAAAGTTAAAAAACGTACACTTTAAAAGTCGTACATATATAATATAATCATTAATTGACTATTTGTCAACCCTTATTTAAAATATTTACAATTCTTTCTGCTAATTGTTGAAACCATGCTTTTCGGTAACCTCTCGTTGTTTCGGCGGCGGTACCGATTCGTATACCAGATGTTTCTACAAAACTTCTAGGGTCATTAGGTACACCATTCTTGTTGACTGTAATACCATTTTTCTCTAGTAAGTCTGCTGATTCTCTACCTGATAACTTTTTATCTCTTAAATCTAGCAATAATAAATGACTATCTGTACCACCAGTTAATACATTAAAACCATTATTCATAAAAACTTCACACATTGCTTTTGCATTTTCAATTACTTGTTTTGTGTATTCTCTAAATTCTTGTGTATTTGCTTCTTTAAATGCTTGTGCTTTACTGGCAATCATATTCATTAATGGTCCACCTTGAGTACCAGGAAATATTGCTGAATTAATTCTTCTTGTATAATCATCATTATTCCACAATATTATTCCGCCTCTAGGTCCTCGTAATGTTTTGTGTGTTGTAGATGTTACAACATCAGCATATGAACAAGGATTGTAATAACTACCACCTGCTATTAGTCCTGAATAGTGTGCCATGTCACATAATAATATAGCACCTACTTTATCTGCGATATCTCTAAATCTGTGCCAGTCAATTTGTCTAGAATATGCACTTGCACCAGCAACTATCATTTTAGGTTTTATTTCTTCTGCTAACTTTTCTATTACATCATAGTCTAACCAACCGTCTTTGTTTACTCCATAATATTCAGCATCATAAATTTTACCTGATATATTAGGTTTTGAACCATGTGATAGATGTCCACCAGATGCTAAATCCATACCTAGTAATTTATCACCAGGTTTTAAAAATGCTTGATAGACTGCCGTATTTGCATTTGCACCACAATGTGGTTGAACATTTGCATTTAATACCATATATAAATGCTTTACTTCATCTATTGCAAGTTGTTCTACTTCGTCCATATATTCACAACCATTATAATATCTCTTACTTGGATATCCTTCTGCATACTTATTTGTGAATACAGAACCACATAGTTTCATAACTGCTTCACTGGCGAAGTTTTCAGATGCTATGAGTTCAACTGTATCTTCTTGTCTTTTAATTTCTTTAAGTAGTATGTCTTTTACTTGTTTGTCCATTATAATCCTTTTACTTTATAATCATAATCATATAATGTGTCAAGTAGATTCTCTAAATCATCTATCTTTAGCATATTAGGTCCGTCACTTGGTGCATTATCCGGGTCTTGATGAACTTCCATAAAAACACCTGCAATACCTGTTGTTATGGCACATTTTGCTAACAGTGGTACATACTTTCTATTACCACCAGATGTTGTACCCATACCACCAGGTTGTTGCACTGAATGTGTTGCATCAAATACAACTGGATAACCTGTTTCTTTCATTATAGGAAGAGCAGTCATGTCTGATACTAATCTATTGTACCCAAAACTAGCACCTCTTTCACATAATATTATATTATCATTTATATGACTTATCTTTTCAATAACATTTTTCATATCCCAAGGTGCTAAAAACTGACCTTTCTTAATCATAACAGGTTTATTTGTTTTAGCAGATGCAGTTAGTAAATCTGTTTGTCTGCACAAAAATGCTGGTATCTGTAATACATCTACAACAGTAGATACTTCTTTACATTGACTCGCTTCGTGTACGTCTGTTATTATTGGCACGTTAAACTCTTTTTTTATATAATCAAATATCTTTAAAGATTCTTCTAAACCTAAACCTCTTTCTGAGTTTATACTTGTTCTATTTGCTTTATCGTATGATGATTTATATACAAAAGGTATATTAAATTGTCTTGTTATTTCGTTGATAGCACCACACATATCAACAGAATGTTGTAAACTCTCAACTTGACAAGGACCTGCTATTAAAACAAACTCTTGTTCGTTGCTAAATGATAAAACTGTATTTGGTATAAAAACTTGTTTCATTATCTCCCTACATCTTTTAAGTATTTTTGTTTTGTTTCTTCCCATGATAAGTATACGATATCATCATAAAAATGTGTATCATACGAGAAAGCATCTCTGCTCATTAAAGATTTAACTCTTTTACTTGCATGTTTCTTTTTCCACATTTCACCTAATGCTTCTACACTATTATCAAATCTTCTTGTTAATTGTTCTTCTTTTATTTTACCACATAAGAAATCATTTGTATTTTCATATAATCTAGCAAAATATATACCTCTATTATGTTCAGAAGATATTATTTTTTTATCTACACCTAATTTTGCGAATGTATGTAGATATGACCTATTTTTATGGTCTCTTTTGAAAGGTTGTCCACTTTTTCTTAATGCATGATACCATTCCCAATATTTTCTTGTGTTATGCTTTCGCAACCAACCTTTTATCATACTTTTTGTTTTAGCAGATGGTTCATAAGTAACAGAACCTTGAGAAAAACCCATTCTTTTCCAATATTTAAGACCATCATACTGACTTAAAGTATTTGCTTTTGCTTTACCATACAAAGATGTTGTAGTAACACCTACTAAATGACAACCATATTTTTCTTTCCAAAGATTTTGAACTACATCAGATAAACATAAGTATGCTAATAGTTTACCACCAGTATAACTATAACCTAGAGGTTGTGTTGGAACTATTGTTGAACCAATACAAGTATGATTTAGTTTACCACCAAATGTCTTTTCTTGTCTATCCCAACCTATGTAACTATCTCTAGCAGTTAAATCCATAAAATCACCAGACATACAAATAACACCAAGATATTTACCTGATGTATCATCTTTAACTAAAAAGTATAATTGTCTACCTATGTTAGAGTTGTTTTTCATTGTAGAAAGAAATACTCTTAAAGTTGCCCACCTTTCTGATAGTTCTTTGTTTCTTTTACCAACACTATTTGATGCTGAATC